TTCCATAGAGATTTTTGTTCTTCAGTTTGTATCAATCTCATACTATCATCACCCTAAAAGTTTGCTGACTCTGTACTCGTTATACACTTCATCCATAGCTTTATCTTTTAAGCATTCAAAAGCATACTCACTTATATCCTCTATATTATAACCGTTATTTATCAATTTTTCAACCTTTGGAGCATAAATTTTATTAAGGTAATCGCAATATTCAAAATAATCGTTAATACTTCCGAATTTTGCTCTGTAATTTTTAGCGTCTTGCCAATGAATCAGTTCGTGCAGAATTGTACTCAATCCGTCTTGCGGACAAGCCAAGTTTTCTTGTAAATCTGACAAATCACTTGTTGAAAAGTATGCTGAATTGACATTTAGAACATTCTGCATTGGCATATATGAAGCAATAGCATTTACTCGCATTTCTTCGGGAGAGATAATACAAATATCAGGTTTTCCGCTTGTTTCAACCTCTCCGAGCATATCAAACGCTTTTCTCACTTGCATATCAAAATTATGAAGTTCTTTTCGTTTTAGCTTTACCTTATCTGAAATATAAACATTGTCACACAATGTATTTGCCTTGCGGGTATCAATTGTAATTGTTTCGCCCTCAATTTTGCGTTCAAAAGTTTTTGATATATCTTCTTCAAAAACAGGTCTGTAATATTTCTGTTCATTGGTGTTTAGTGAGAATTGCTTTGTCTTTTCTTCAAGTATATTCGCCCTATCGTGCCACTCATCGGCTCGGGTTTGGGCTATTCGTTTATTGTCCTCATCAAGGCTGTATTCGGCACGGCGGTCAAAGCGTTCTGCCTTTTTCGGGAGTTTTGAGCCTAAAGCATTTTTGCCGTCAACGGTTATTCTTTCCCATTGCTGAGGGAGGTTCATTGCTTTGGAAAACTTTACATATTCGTCCTGCCTTTGAAAATATCTGACCTTTGCGCCTGTGATTGTATCGTCATCTGCACCGCCCTGTGTGAGCAGTTCAATCTTCTGTCGGTCGGCACGCATTGCGGTTTCAAGCTGTCTTTGCCTTTGCCGTGCTTCATATGCCGTGTACTCTTTGCCGTTATACTCTTTCGGCGTGTTCTCTTCCTCGTTCATACGGTCAAGTTCTTCATCACTGTATGTCGGCTTGTCAACACCCTTGATAAACGGCGAATAGCTGTGATAGCAATTCGCACCGCAAAGTCCTGTGACCGTACCCAATCCGCAGACGGTTTCAAGCTCCTTTTTGCTGTACACTCTGCCCTGCCACACCTGATGTGTCGGTCTTGCACCACGGTGATAGCTGACCTCGAAATATTCCGTGCCGAGCTGTTCGGCGTTGTCCTCGTTGACCTTTGCGACAACCTGATTAAAGCCTGTCATCAACGCCCTGCGAACCGCCACATCAACACGATTGCTCCAACCGCTTGCATAATCAACGGTACGCAATCCGCTGTCGGTCATAGCTTTAACCGCTTTTTTAAGGACTGTGTTATAATCAACCGCACCGCTTGCAATCTGCATAAGTCCGTTGTCAAGAGAGCGTTGGTAAAAGTCCGCAAGCGGAGTAAATGACAGCGTATTGTCGGCATTTCTCATGGCGAATCCGAGTGAACCTGTAATGTTCCTGTACTCAGATTTTGTCTGATTTTTAACCGCCTTTACAAGTTGTTGCAACTGTTTATTTTCTGCATAAGGAATATACTCTTTGCCCTTGCCTGTATAAAGCTCCTCATTTCTTGCATATCCAGATTTCACGACTTCGTCATAGATTCTGTCGATTTCATCGTCAGACACATCGAGCGTGCTTTGAATAAGGCTGTCTATTTCATCCTTACTCACGCCCAATTCATACAAGCGGTTTATCTGCCAATCGGCAGCAGAGGTTATCTCCTCACCGTTAGCTTTCAAACGCTCCGTAAGGTCGGACATAATATTTAACTGTAAACTGCGGTACAACTGTTCCATAGCCGAGGGCAAAGCCTCAATTTCAGTCGGAGTGAACATTATTCGATAACCTCAGAGGACTGCGGAAGATTCTTTTTTGCTGTCTTTTCGTCCTCTCCATACCATTTCATTCTGTATTCCCACGCTTGAAGGATGCCGAGGTTTAAGTCCTGAATATCCTGCTTGCGTTCGGTTTCTTCATCGGTCAGAATACTGTCCTTGAAATCGCATACAAACGAATAACCGCTTGTTGTCAGCGAATTGTAAAAGGCAAGAGCATACACCAAGTCATCAAGGCAATAGCGGAGTTGCTTCTGAATTGCGGACACTGTGTTATATTTTCGGATTTTGGCTGACAAAACTTCCGTGGCAGTCTTTGCGACTGTTTCAGGGTTTGAAAGGTCACCGTATGCAAGACCGACCGCAAATTCAATCATACGCAAATATGTATTCAAGCCGTCCGTAATGTCGGACTGTCTGAATGCAGGCGAAAAGTCCTTGAACAGTTCTTCGTCACCCAAATCCACATCAACGGCACGGTACAAACGCCTGTTAAGTCTGTCGGCTTTGCCGTCCTTTAATGCGGCAGAATCAACATGAATCGCACGCTCTCCGCTTTCAAATTCCCAGTCAAGCCGTCCGAACTGCATATCGGCTTTCTGAATGATTTCAAGTCCGCTGTCAAAAATCGACATACCGCATGATGAGCCGTCAACCGTGTTTTTAATCGGCACTCTGAAATAACCGAACGCAGGTCTTTTCATATCGGGGTATGTGACCGCAGGCGGTAAGTCTGCCCACTCGTCAATGACAGCGAGAGGAATTTCAGTACCGAGAACCTCGGATGATGACGAACGGTAAGCCGTGTTAGTAACAGTCAAGCCCTTGTCCTTATCAAGGCTGTGATATTCAAGCCTTGTGTAGTAGTTGTCACCGATTTTCTTGAATTCGGGGAAGATGACCTTTACAAGCCTGTGCTTTGTGTCAAACTCAATCGGCACAAAAGCATTTGCCGAGATATATTGCACCCTGTCACCGCCCAAAGGCTTGATGACCATTGCGCCTGTTGCAAGACCTGACTGTAACTCCGAATTAAGCTCCTCGGTTGCCGTTTCAAACAATTTTGACAGCGTTTCATTTGAGATGTTCACCGTCATTTCGTTAAGCGTAATGTTAGCAAACTCCCTTGTGATTGACTGCTCAAGCCTCAAACTGATGACATTTTCATCAAGCCACGGAGCTTTGCCGACATAGCAGTTTTGCCATACGCCGACAGCCTTTTGCATTTCTGCCGTAATCGCAAGCCGTAAATTAAGCGCCTGCCGAATATTTTCAAGCGGAAACATTCGCCTCCACACTCCTTTCAAAAAATCTATAAGTCCCATTATTCACCTCTGCGTTTCCATACTCTGTTCATTGCATATCTGACAGCGTCAATATGGTGGTTGTCCTTATCGGGATAACCGCTGATAACATTGCCGTCCTTGTCACGCTCGTATTCATAGTCGAGAAACTCCTGTGCAGTATGCGGACAGCGTGTGTTATCAATCACAATCTCCCGTAAAGACTGCAACCACTTCATCGAGTAAACAACCGAACCGGGTCCTTTTTCTGCCGAACGAGCCATTAAACCGTCAGCCCTGTAATCGCCGACTGACTTCTGTTCTGCACTGTCGCAGGTAATCAAATCATTACTTGTAACTCCGTGCTTAGTTCTGAGCAATTCGGCTGTTTCCCTGTTGCTTTTTTTGTTGCAATGTTCCTCGTCAAAAATAATGAGCTTGTGTTGACTTGGAATATAAGTCATACAATCATAGGCAAAAGGATCAGGATACCAGCCCCAGTCAACTCCTCTGTAAAATCTGTCAAAGGTCTGAATTTCGTCATCTGTGACCTCACGAATAACAACATTATCAAATACATTGCCGCCTGTGCCGTTAGCAATGCCCATATACTCGTTTTCATAGGCGGTAGGGTTTGTTTCTTTCAGGAACTCTGCGTCATCTATAAACGGCTTTCCGAGCCATTTTGACGGTACTGTAAGGTATGTACTCTCAATAACTAGCCTGTCTTGACGGGGAATTTTAACATACTAGTTCGCCCAGTTCTGTGCAGATTTCGGAGGGTTGAACGATTTAAATTTAAAAGCCGTGTCACCGCCGCGAATCACCGACTGTTCAATCTTTCTGAC